TTAATCCGCTCCTTCGCCGAGTCTTTGCGATCTTGGCCCGCGCTGGCAAGTTCCCTCCGCCTCCGCAGGCGCTCCAAATGATCGGCGTCATCCCAGAGCCGGATGTCGCCTACAACAGCAGAATCGCCCTTGCGATCAAATCCCTCGAAAACGCCGCATTCATCCGCACGACCGAGATGCTCCTGCCCTACGCGCAGATCAAGCCGGAGATGCTCGACAACTACGACTTTGATGAGATCACCCGCGACATGGCCCGCAACGATGGACTGCCTGCCCGCTGGCTTCTCGATGAAAACATGGTTGCGCAGACCCGCGCTCAACGCGCCCAAGCCCAGCAAGCCGCCATGCAGGCCGAGCAGATGGAGCGGGCCGCGAGCGCCCTCGGCAAGGCTGGCAGCGTGCGTCAGGATTCCGCCCTCGCCCAGATGCTCCCCGGCATGACCGCATGATGGCTCCCGAAGACAAAGCCGCTGCCCTCCGGCGCGAGCGTGAGCGCCAGAAGATCACCAATGCCTACCACCGTGTTTTTGCCTCCAAGGAAGGCGCTGCGGTCATCGCCGATCTCAAGACGCAGTTCGCCACCGACTCACAGGTCTTCCTGCCTGGTTATGATTTCAATCCCGTGGTCGCCGCCCTCCGGGACGGCCAGCGCGGCGTGATCCTTCACATCGAAGCGATCCTCCGCAGGCCGGTCATCGCGGACGGCGACATCGAGACTCCCAAACGCAAAGTCAAAAAATGAGCAAACCCAAACCCAAACAAGACATCCCGCCGCGCCCCGAAATGGACCCCATGCTGGGCGACAAGACCATCGAACTTGTCGAGTGGCTCCGCGACTACGAGCCAGAGGAATTCCAGCGCACCTACGCCGGTCGCTCGACCCATCTCGGTTACCACCCGCATCAAGTGTGACGCGCAGTTTTGACTGATACTATTTATGGAAGACACCATCGACACCTCCGGCGAGACCTCGCTTCTCGCCGCAGCCGATAACACAAGCGCATCTCCAGATGCACAGGCGCAGCCCGCTGCGGACACCTCCACGCAACCCTCAACTCCCTCGACCGGCTGGGTGAACCCGGACGGCACATTTGGAGACAAGTGGCTCGATGCCCTGCCAGAGGATTCCGCTGCCTATAAAAACTCCGTCAAAAATTTCAAAAGCGTTCCCGATTTGGTCAAGGCGCTTGGGAATGCGAATGCCCTCATCGGGAAAAAACTCGGTGTGCCGAATGAGAATTCCTCACCCGAAGAGGTCGCCGCCTTCCGCCGCGCCATGGGCGTGCCGGACTCGCTGGAGGAATACAAGTTCGCTCCAGACTCCCTCCCGGAAGGGATGACATGGAGCGACGACATGGCGAAGCCGTATGCCGAGATCGCGCACAAGCACGGCATCCCGCCATCGGCCATGAAGGAACTCGTCGCCCAGCATGCGAAGACCGAGATGTTCAAGATGGAGGCGATTCAAGCCACCTTTGAGAAGCAGCGCACCGAGGCCGTGCAAAGCCTCCAAAAAGAATGGGGAAATGATTTCGGAAAGAACATCGGACTCGCCAAGCAGGCCGCGAAGCTCGCTGGCGTGGATTCAAATTCACACGGGTTCAGCGACCCGGAGGTCGTGCGTGGCTTTGTTCGCATGGCCCAGATGATGAGCGAGGACAAGGTCGGTCGCTCGATGGGCGGCACGGAGTTTATGACCGGCGCAGCACGCGCCAAGGACATCATGGGAAACCCAGACAACACTTGGCACAAACGCTACATGGAAGGCGACCGCGAGGCCGCTGCGCTTGTCACCTCCCTGCTCAAGCAGGGGTAAAAACTGCGGGGTAGTGAAAAGGCATAACACCAGTTTCATAATCTGGAATTCCGAGTTCGAGTCTCGGCCCCGCTATTTTTTTTGAAAAAAAGTTTTGACTGATACCGCATCGGCGGTAATGTCACCTTCGTCAGAGCAGACAACTCCTTTGTGAATCTGCTCCCAAACCCCGATCCGACGATCCGCAAGGACAACCGGCAAGGACAGGGAGCAACCATCAGTTTCGACTGATACCAACTCACCAAAAACCAAAGGAGACCAAATGCCCGATCTAAACGGAGTTCTGACGAACATCCCCAATCACTTCACCACCCAGTTTGATTCTAACTGGAAACACCTCGTTCAGCAAAAGAACAGCAAGCTGAAAGAATATGTGACCCTCGATTCCATCGAAGGAAAAGAGAAGTCCTACAACCAACTCGACACAACCTCGATGACGCAGATCACGGATCGCTCCCGCGACACCCGGATCAGCGATCAAGTGATGGCCAAGCGTTGGATTCGCCCGCAGCAATACGACTGCGCGAAACTCGTTGACGAGTGGGACGAGCAATTCCTCGGTGAGGTCGTCCTTCCGACCAGCCCGATCATCCAGTCCCATGCACAAGCCTATGGCCGCACTTGCGACTCGATCATCATTGGCGCTCTCGGCGGCACAGCTTTTACCGGCGCGACCGGCACAACCTCAACCGCATTGCCTGCTGGCCAGAAGGTCGCAGTCAACTTCGTGGAAAGCGGAACAGCCGCCAACTCCGGCCTCACCATCGCCAAACTCCGCCGCGCCAAATTCATCCTCGACGCAGCCGATGTGGACGAAGAGGAGGAGCGCATCCTAGTTGTTTCGGCTCGCCAGCTTCAAGACCTGCTCCGCACGGTTGAAGTGACCAGCGCCGACTACAACACGGTTCGCGCCCTGGTGGACGGAAACTTGAACACCTTCATGGGCTTTAAATTCCGCCGCACCCAGCTCCTTGGCCTCACCTCCACGGTCCGCTCTTGCTACGCCTATGTGAAGTCCGGAGTCATCCTCGCCGAGCGCGGACTCAAGACCCACATGGACATCCGCACGGACCTCTCGCACTCCCTTCAAATCCGCTCTGTGGCCAGCCTCGCCGCTGTCCGCATGGAAGAGAAGAAAGTCGTCGAGATCGCCTGCGACGAAGCCTGATTCCCGCACCCCGCTGGCAGACCGGGAAATGTCTGCCACCCACTTTTTTCAATCTGTGATCTGACCGCGCCTCAATGACAGACATCCAAATCTGCAACCTCGCCCTCGCCCGACTCGGTGATGCCCGTATCACCGCGCTCACGGACGCGACCGCACAGGCTCAGTATTGTTCTCTTTTTTACTCGCAGACTTTAGAGGAACTCCAGACGGAGTTCGATTGGCAGTTCTGCCGCAAACTTGCATCACTCACCGCCGATGCCACGGCTCCGGCCTTTGGCTACGCCCGCCGGTTCGCCGTTCCCTCCGACTTCCTGCGTCTCATCCGCCTCAACGGAATCGATGAGGATGAGAATTTCTCCAAATGGGAGATCGTAGACGGATTCATCCACACCGATCTCGCCGCTCCCGCCCAGATCGAATACATCGCCTCTGTCACCACCGCCGCGAAGTTCCCTGCGGTCTTTGTCGAAATCCTTTCCGCGAAGCTGGCCGCGAACCTCGCGATGCCGCTCACCGGCTCAAAAGAGCTTTTCTCTCAAATGGCCGAGGTTTTCTCGGCCAACATGCAGCGCCCGGTGGTCAAGTCGCTCATCCTTGCAACCGCCAAGGACCGCCCATCCTCCACCCTCACTGAGGACGAACTGTGCCGCCAAGCCATCTTGCGCGTCGGCACTGCCGAGCAGTTCGGCCCCTCCTCGCAGGCGATGCTGCTTGCCAAGTCACTCTACCCGCAGGTGCGCGATGCGCTCCTCCTCGCTGGTTCGTGGACATGGGCGATGAAGTCCACCACGGTCATTGAGACGCTCCCGCGCCCAGAATACAAGTGGGCTTACCGCTACACGATTCCCGCAGACTGTCTGCGCGTCTTCCGGGTCAACGACTACGACTACTCAACCGGCGACTCGTCGTGGGAGGTGTCGGGCAACTTTGTTCTCACCAATGCCGACTCTGGATCTCCCGCATGGGTCGTGGACCGTGGTTATGAAGTCGGCAATGCGGTTTCCAACAACGGCGCGGTCTACCGATGCGTGGTTGCCGGCACGACTAAGCAACCAGGCGTGACATCTGGATGGACGACCGACTGGGATATCTGGCTCGGCACGGCGATTACGCTGGAATATGTCCGCAAGGTCACCGATGTCACCCTCTTCGATTCCCTCTTCATCGACCTGCTCACGGTCTCCCTCGCCGCCAAGCTCGCCGTCCCGCTGACCGGCGATGCCAACAAGGCCGCACTCCTCGCCAAGGAAACCGAAATCCTCGGCAAAAACCCCGCCATGCGCCGGGACTCCACCGAGCGCAAGGGCCGCATCAAGCCTGCATGGCAGTCCTCCAAACTCGTCTCCTCTCGCAACGGCGGCGATGGCATTGATGGCTCGCAAGCCACTGCGGGCGGACCAGCAGGCGGCGTCAGCTACCCCTCGCTCCTCGTCACCGTAGGAACGGTCTCCAACCTCCCCACTGGCGCTACTCCCACCGTCACCAATACCGGCACAAACGACACCGCCGTTCTCAATTTCGGTCTGCCACAAGGCCCAGCCGGAACGGTTCAAGTCGGAACGACCACGACCGGCGCCGAAGGGACAAACGCAGCAGTCGCCGCCACAGGGACTCCAGAGAACCGGATTCTTTCATTCACCATCCCTCGCGGTAACACTGGCAATACCGGACCGCAGGGGCCAGCCGGAACGGTTCAAGTCGGAACGACCACGACCGGCAACCCCGGAACCAACGCATCGGTTGCCAATACCGGAACCAGCGGAGCCGCTGTTCTTAATTTCACAATCCCTCGCGGCAATGTTGGTGCGACCGGTCCAGCAAATAGTCTTTCCATTGGCTCGGTATCAACCGGCGCAGCAGGCTCGGCAGCGGAAGCCACGATAACCGGGAGCGCCCCAAGCCAAACACTCAATCTGGTGATCCCTAAAGGCGACAAGGGGGATGCCGCTACCGTGGCCGTCGGTAGCACAACCACAGGATTGCCGGGGACGATCGCTTCCGTAGCAAATTCTGGGACATCCGCCGCAGCCGTTTTGCAGTTTACGATCCCGCAGGGAGTGAAGGGCGACACCGGTGAACAAGGCCAGACTGGCCCGGCAGGACCGGCAGGACCGGCAGGACCGCAGGGACCGCAGGGACCGCAGGGACCGCAGGGACCGCAAGGACCGCAAGGGGTGGCAGGCGGCTTGCCGCTTTCCGAAAGCAGCTACATCATCGCCAAACCCGGCGACGACCTTGCAGCTAAATATACCGCAGCAAAAGCCCTGACTCCCAACGGTGCGGCAAAATCTGCCACAAACCGCGCCCACCTTATCATTTTCCCCGGTCGCTACACACTTACCGCCGAGCTGGCGATTGACGCCGAGTTTGTCGATGTGATCGGGCTGGGGGCGCAGACGCGAAATCCTGCTGTGCTCATCGCTGGCAACACCTTAAATGTCAGCGCCAACGATGTGCGCGTGAGCGGCCTTTCTGTGGGCGCTCAGTCGTTCAAAATCACAGGCGACAAACCCTTGCAGGTTTTTGAGAACTGCGCCGGGGGCGCTTCCAGCTTCGGCGGCGGCGCTCTAATTAGCACCGCAAGCGGGACATTTACAGACTGCTCCGGGGGAGTCGATAGCTTCGGCGGCGTAGGCGTGGCCAGCGGGATTTTTGCAAATTGCAGGCTCACGACTGGCTCGTTTCCTACAATATATATCCCAGGCAAAATGAGGTCTTGCTTGGATGCGGACTATAATGTCTTCGATGCGGATGGGATATACGATCCAGACGCCAGCTCTTTTTTCACCACAGCATCCGTTACGGACAATACAGCCAAGCTCCAATTACACGCCTTTGTGCTTGGCGTGAAACAACTCGGCCTTTGGAATGACATGGTGTGCTGGCCTCTCCGCAGCTCGCAGAACGCAGGCACAGGCTCGACCGCTTACTCGCTCGGTGGGCTGGGGACATACAACGGCACGCTCATCAATGGGCCGACTTGGGGGGCGGATGGAGTGAGTTTTGGAGGAAATACGCAAAGTATTCAATACAGTCCTCAATTTTCCGTAGATTTTACAAAACGTGGTTTTTCCGTGCATGCAGTTTGGAGTGCGCTCGGGGTCAGCGTTACAAGCCTTGAAGGAGATTTTCTTTTATTGGGGCAAATAGGGATTAGCACTTTGCAGAATATAATCACAACCAACGTAGGAGGAGGCACAACGTGGATGCCGGAATCTAAAAACTACAATGGGAATCGGTATTTCCATTTTGCAAATGTCCCGACATCAGGAAACGTAGGATATGGGTGGAACGCTGACACGCTAACATTGCAAACAAATGGGGTCAACATTGTTACATCGCCGCAGATAGCATTTACCCCTGCGAATGGAAATTATACGCTCTCCACAATAGGCCGAAATAATTCCACGACCTCCGCAACTTCTCGGGTTAGCTATCTAATGGCATTCCAGCCCAACATTGGAATGACCGCGCAAAAAATGCAGGACATTTACACTCTTGCAAAAAACACTCTCGGCCAAGGACTCGGACTACCATGAGAACTCCCATGCCACGCTACCGCGCTACCGCGCTTCAAAACAATAGCCTTCCGTGGTTTTGTTGGGACACGACCACAGGAAGCGGCACACGCCCGATGGAATGGGGCGTCACGCTTGTGCCAACGCCGAACGACCTCGAAAACCCGACCGAGTGGACATGGAGCGCGATGCTGCCGGAGGGCACACAACTCCCAAGCTGGATCACCGTTATTTCAACGACATAAATCATGGACAGAAAATTCAACGGAACAACAGTCGAGACCGATGGTGTCCGCAGCATTGCAGGCGGCGGCACGGGTGCGGCTACGGCGGCAGCGGCACGAACCAATCTTGGCCTTGGCAATGTGGACAACACCAGCGATGAGGCCAAGCCAATCTCGACGGCCACGCAGGCCGCTCTCGATGGTAAGCCATCGGCTTCACAAACAATCGTAAATGCGCTGATTTTTGGTTAGAAAAATATGAAATCATTCCTTGCACCAACTTACACATTCACGCCTGGAGCCTCGGGCGTTGGGACGGTCGATCTGAGCGGAATCTCTGGCTTCAATATAAAATACCTCGTTGCCATTATTAACCAGACTCGCGGCGTCACGATCTACGCGACGGGCTCGACGGACACTCGCTACACGGCACTCTCTGGAACGACGCTGACGCTTTTTGCCAACACAACTGGACACAGCGCAGGCGATGTGCTGCAAGTGATTTACGAGGATCAAGCTGGCGCACCTATTGAGGATACAGCGATCCAAAATTTAGCTGCTACGCCCGTTCGACAAGTCGGGCAGATGGTGGATGGGGCTGGGTTTAGCGCCGTTGGCGCGAGTGTGCTGGATTCGTTTTTTAACGCGCCAATCGTTTCTGGCAGCGTTTCTTACAACCAAGCTGCGGGTAGCTTGAACATTTTGACAGGCACAACCGCCAATTCGGAGTTTTTGGCGCGGTCTGTGAAATCCTATCGCGGCTCGATGCGTATGCGGTTTTCGATATCGGCCTCTCAGCGTATCGCAAACAACAACCTCGCAGTGATGCTGGCCGACCTGATCGGCGAGGGGTTATCCTACACAATCAACTCGGCGACTTCTGTAACGGTCGCTATTCCAGGGCATACTTTTAACGCGACAAATGTTGGCCAGTTTGTGCAATTCGGCGGAATTACTGGGGCGGCGGCTGTGCCGGGTAGGTATGCAATCGCCTCGGTGGTCGCTGGGGTTTCCATCACATTTACGGTGGCGGGATTCCCAGCTTCGGGGTCTGGAACTTGCACGCTCTTTGGGCGAAATTATATCCGCACTTTGGTGACAGGGACGGTGGCGACCGCCATGAGTATAGACGCGCAGCGCAATGGGTGGGCGACGGGCGACAGTTCCGTGGCATTCAATTCAACTGTGTCGCCGGGCACGCTAGTTCAAACCGAGTGCACAGGACGCGAAATTTTCTGGAGCGATACACTTCGCGCAACCTCGCTAAACCCAAACGTAGTAACCAGAGGGAGTCGGTACGAAAACATTCCCGATGCAAGCACTGAGTTGTATGTGTTTATGTGGAACTTCAACGGGAGCACCGCTCCGGGGTCCTCGACAACATGGACACTGGGCTCGGTCTCGCTGGAGTCTTTCCCGAGCACTCCGGTCTACTTGCAAGGAGCGCGCTCCGTTGGCTCTGCAAACTCGTTCCCGGTAACGGCGAGTGTAACGGGCGCAACTGTAAACAGTGTTAATGCCGCAAACATTGGCATACCGGGGAGCGCCGCAGATGTGGCGTCTTCAGCGATTACAACCACAACAACGACTGCGGCGATCACTCCTGCCTTTGGCTGTAGCTATGTGGTCAGTATACCTGTGACGGTGGTGTCTGGCACATCACCGACGATGGATGTCGATATCCAAGAGAGTGATGACACCGGCACAAACTGGTATACCGTCTATTCATTCCCCCGCATCACGACGACTGGCATTTATCGAAGCCCGAAATTGCGGCTTAACGGAAATCGCGTGCGCTATGTGCAGACAATCGGCGGCACTACGCCTTCTTTCACCCGCGTCGTCAATCGTTTGTCATGCTCGGATTCCGTTGATTCAACCCGCCAACTGATTGACCGCAGCATTGTATTGACAACGCTAAACAGCGCAACGCCAAATCTTAATACACAAAATTGCTCAAACGCTCAACTTGTCGTCAACATTGGCGCGGCGACAGGCGCTCCGATATTGCAACTCCAAGGCTCTGATGACAATGGCGCGACTTGGTATGCCATAGGCGGCACTCTCACGGCAGTTGCTTCCAGCACGGTTCAGCTCACGGTAGCCGGCATGAATTCGCAATTCCTGCGCGCTATTGTCTCCACCGCAGGGACAAGCGTCGCGGCGGGATATGTTCTCATCAAAGCATTTTAAATATATGAATAAAATATACCGATATTTTAGAAAAGTTTTCCACGGCTACGAGCTGACCCGCGAGACGCATGAAATGCAAGAATTGGAGGGCGATGAATCTCGATTAGAAGAATGCTCGCCTACGCTTTCCAGAGTGATCATTTCGGGGGAGGAAGAAGAGAATCCATGAGCGACCTGAGCAAGCATTTCGTGGTGCTCCTCGCTGTCTGCCTAAACGCCTGCACCTCGACTCCGCGCAATGTAGAGCAATGGATGGCCCGCGAGCGCAATGCCTGCCTGCCGACAGCGGTCGCCATGACACAGGGTCTAAACCGCCAAGGCATCCAAGCCCGTGTCGTGCGCTACAGCTACACCCGCGATGGTCGGCCAGTCGGCCATGCAATCACAGCCTACCTCTATCCGCCGGGCAGCAACACACTCTACACCTACGACTACGAAGGATCGTGGCGCACCCGCGCCTATTGGGCCGACCCAACGGGCATCGCCGCCGCTGCCGAACGCCTACGCGGGCGCAGTGCGCCAATCATCACCGCTGAATTCTTATAATACCATGGAACAAAACCTCATCGACGCGACAAACTTCGCCGCCGGTCAATCCGACCGCTGGCTATTCGTCGCACTCCTCATCATCGGGATATCGGCTATCGGGATTCTGTTCCGATATTTCACGGCTCGCTTGGACACCCTGCAAGACCGCATGGATGGCCAGACCGCTGAGTTTGTCGCGCACCTCAAGACCGCCAACCAAGAAATGCTTGCCGTCATCGCCAGCGCCAAAGCGGTGATCGAGCGAGTCGAGCGCAAGTTGGAGTCAAAATAAGATGCCGAAGTTCGATTTCTATCCCTCATTCAATGCCGGTGAAGTCTCGCCCTTCATCGACGCCCGGACGAGCTTGGAGAAATACCGCAGCGCCTGCCGCACGCTGGAGAACTTCCAAATCCTGCCCTACGGCGGCGTCATCCGCCGACCCGGCACGGAGTTTCGCGGCACGACAAAAAACCCCAACCTCGGCGAAGTCCGCCTCATCGGGTTCAACTTCTCGACTACCACCCGCTTCATCATCGAAATGGGTGTGGGATACATGCGTTTCTGGAGCGGGGTAACCGGTGTGCCTGTAACCGTGGCCCCACCTGCCGCATGGGAGACTGGCAGCATTTACTTGATCGGCAACTATGTAACGAGCAGTGGCACGACCTACTACTGCACAAGCGCCCACACCTCCGACGCATTTGCGAGCGATCTCGCCGCAGGCCGATGGGTGGCCCAGACGATCCTTGAGGTTCCCACCCCCTACACGGGCATGCACCTGCGCGAGATCCAGTTTTCCCAGATCAACGACATCATGTACTTCGCGCACGCGAGCTACCCGCCCTACAAGCTCTCGCGACTTGCCGATAACAACTGGACCTTTGAGATCATTGATTGGGACTACCCTCCTCTCCAAGACCGCAACGACACCGATGGGGTGATCAATGTGACGCAAGGGTCATCAGCGATTCCTCGGTGGGTTGCCGGGACGACATACGCAGCAGGCGAATATGTTCAACCTCCAGCATGGACCCAAAATACGTCTTATGTCGTAGGAGACATCGTCGAAAATGCTTCTGTGGCCTACAAAGCCACAACAAGCCACACCTCCCCGGCATCGTTTGTAGCGACAAACTGGACGGCCCAAGCCGCAAGCGGGCTATTTCGCTACAAAACGCTTGTCGCTCATAAAGCAGGGACAAGGTTCGGGACTGATGCAAATGATCTTAAGTTCAGTTCGCTACCTCTCCCACTTAACCGCATGGGTCGCCATGTCATCAGCGCCCCCGCCAACACATTCAGCTCGGTTTTGGTAGGCCAAAAAATGGAACTCAAATGGCCTACCTCCTACACTGGCTTCGGATCAAGCGGAGTTTCGGTCATCGGACAAAGTGCAGAGATATCTGTCGATATAACCCAAGACACCTCAAGCAGATTGAGTGAAATCGAAGGCGAGTGGGACTTGATCACAAGCGGAAAATGGAATGCAACAATTCAAATCCTGCGAATAGACAGGTCTAAAACGGGCGTTGTGGTAGCCACGGCCACGCGCAGCGGAAGCACGGTCTCGGTCTACCATCCTAACCACGGGTGGAGTGATGGTGATGCCATCAGCGTTGGGTCTGATCCGGGAATCACTGCCACGCCATACTACACACGCGAAGCCAACATCGCGGTGACAGGCACGCATACCTACACCTACACAACACCCGACGCCACCAACACGGGAACCATCGGCATTTCCCCAGTCAATCTGACCAAAGCTGAGGTGGTGGCCGAGTTCACCCGCGACACGAACTTAGCTGGAGATGCCAACATCATCTATGCTGGAACTCAGACAAGGCAGGCATCGATTATGATTCGGGTCATCAACTGGAGTGCCAGCACGAATACCCCAGCAATACCAGTCGCACGCATCCAACCACGCAAATCCGAATCTGGTGGATTCGCCACCATTCTACAGGTCTACAGCGGTTCGTCGGCACTCATTCGCGTGGATTCATATCTTGGCACAAATAGGCATCACTTGCAGGCCAATACAAAACTCTGGTCGCTCCCGGCTTTTTTCTCTGGGAACTATCCGCGCACGGTCGCGCTCCACGAACAACGCATCTTTTGGTCTGGCACATCTCGCGAGCCGGTCACCCTATGGGGAAGCGAAATCGATAATTTCGAGAACTTCAAGATTGGCGCAAATGCAAGCGACTCAGTGAAGATCACCTTGGCGGCGTCCGAGGGCAATCGAATCAACTGGCTATATTCTCAACAAAATTCGCTTCTCGTTGGAACAAGCGGCGACGAGTGGACCGTCAGCGCAGCCGATTCTGCGTCCACCCTTTCGGCAACCAACCTTGAGGCCAAGCGGCAATCAGCCTACGGCGGGAAATACCTTCGCGCCGTCATCGTCAACGATGTCCTGCTTTTTGTTCAGCGCAACGGGCGCAAACTCCGTGAACTCGTCTACGAACTCAACAAGGACGGATGGGTCGCGCCGGATTTGACCCTTCTTGCCGAACACATCACCAACGGAGAGATCATGGAGCTTGCATACCAGCAGCAACCCGATGCCGTGTTGTGGTGCGTACGCGGCGATGGCACGCTCATTGGCATGACCTATGAGCGCGACCAGAAGGTTGTCGGCTGGCATCGCCACACCATCGCCGACAATGCCGAGGTTGAGTCCGTGGCGACCATCTACGGTAACGGCACGGAGGACGAAGTCTGGATGGTCGTCAAGCGCACCGTCTCCGGGCAGGACTACCGCACCATCGAGCGGTTCCCGCTCCTCTGGCGCAAATACCTCGATGACCAGACCGCCAACTCATGGCGTTACCTCGATGGATGGTCCGCCTTTGCCTCCGGCGCAGCAGGCCGCTCAATCTCCGGCCTCGACCGCTTCAATGGCAAGACGGTCACCGTCATGCAGGAGGGGCAAGCTCCCATCACCCGCACGGTCGCCAGCGGAGCAATCACCGTTCCTGCCGCAGCCGCAGGCTATGTCGGCCTGCCCTACACCTCGACGCTCACACCCATGAAGCTCGATATGGACCTTGAAGACGGTTCCTCCCAAGGCCGCAAGAAGCGCATCCACAAAATCATCGCCCGCCTCTACAAGAGCCGGGGAGGGGAGGTCCGCACCAACAACGGCGATTGGTATGCCCTCGCCGACACGCTCTCCACCGGCGACCAGAAAATGATTCTCGCCGGTGCGTTTGGAATCGACGCAGATGTCACCTTGAGGCAAACTGCACCTTATCCAATGGCCGTCATCGCCCTTCAACCTGTGTGGGATACTTTCGGAAATGAGTGAGATTTTTCCAGCTCTCAAAATGTTCGATCCAGAAACGGATTACCCCATTGTCAAAGAATGGTGGGTAAGCCACGGGTGGAATGCCGTGCCGCTGGCCGTGCTTCCGAAGCTGGGAATCGTAGCTAACTTGGACGGCAGTCCCGTTGCCGCCGGGTGGCTTTACATGGACAACAGCATCGGCGTCTCAATGATGGAGTGGGTCGTTGCCAACCCGGAGGCCAAGCCCAAATCCGTCTACAGGTCGATCAAGGCCATCGTCGAATTCCTCAAAGGGCAGGCCAAATCCTTTGGATACTCTGTCATGTTGACCACATGCAAACAGGAGTCGCTGGCGCGGGTTTATGAGAAGACCGGTTTTCAACGCACAGACACGGAAATGATCCACCTTGTGCAAACCTTGAACTGACATGGCATCCGCAACCACCATCGCCCTTACGACTGCATCCGTCCTCGCCACAGCCGCCTCGACTGGCATCGCGATGTATTCTGCCGACCAGCAGGCGAAGTCCCAAGCTGCCATTGCGGACTACAACCGCCAAGTCAACGAACAAAATGCCGCATGGCAACGCATGGCCGCAGAGCGAGCCGCGCAGAGCGAGCAATACAACGCCCAGCTTGCAATCTTCAATGCCCAGTCACAGCAATCGCAAGCCGCTTTCCAGTCACAGATTTCCACCTTCCAAAACGAGCAACTTCGCCAGCAATCGCAGTTCAGCGACATGCAGGCTCAGATGCAGAGCAACGCCGCTGAACAGATGCGCCAGCAGGCGGACGGGCAAGACCGCCAAGCCAAGGAGCAGGCCGACCGCATCCGCGCCGAGAAGAACCGCATCCTCGGTCTCCAGCGCAGCCAGTTCGCCAAGGGTGGAGTCACCACCGAAGGTTCTCCTCTTGCTGTTTTGGCTGATACCGCAAATCTCTACGAGATGCAGGTCGCCGACACGCGCCTCCTCGCCAATCTGGAATCCAACAAAAAACGCTACGAGGCGGATGTCACCGATTTCAATGCAGGCATCACCGCGCTGGAGGGTGGCATGATGCGCGACCAGGCCAAGATCAACGAGTCGGCCATCGGGTTCAACCTCAACCAAGACCTCTTCACCGCAGGCCGGAATCTGGATTCCGCCCGCATGTCCTTCAATGACGCGCAGTTTGCCGAAAAGGCCGCAGGCGCAGGCTACCGCATCTCCATGCGCCAAGCCGCCATCGAGCAGCAAGCAGGCTACGCGACCTCCCGCGCCACCCAACTTGGTGGCTACGCCGCCGGAGCCGCTGGAGTCGCCCAGATGGGTCAGATCGGCATGTCCGCCTACGGAAGCTCGAAATCCAAAGAAGCAGCGAGTGGAGCAACATCACCCGGAGGAGCCTACAACCCATACGCCCAAGTAAGGCGAGCCAAAGCCGTTTCCTAACCATGCCAGCCATCCGACTCGTTGATATCCCAAACGCAGGCCCACAAGCCCTCGGCCCCAGCAATGTGGGCATCTCCGCGCCATCCGTGCCGCGCTTTGCGGTGGACCCACAAGCCGCGAAGCTCACCGGAGCCGCCATGGTGGATTCCTCCATCGTAACCCGTGGAGCCAAGTCGATGCTCGACCAAACGCTGGAACTCGATGCCTTTTCTCAAGAAGCCAAAGCCGCTGCAAAATTTGGCGACTCCATACAAGGTATTGGAAATGTCGCTTTTCAGTGGGGTCAAAAATTTGCAGAAGCAAAGGATTACGCAGATATCCAGCGTGGGGAGACGATTCTCGCGGTCGCCTCACAAAAACAGAAAGCCGACCAAGCAACTCTCCCAATGGAAAAGTGGGGCGAATCTCTGGCGCGGAACCAAGAGGAAACCAAAAAGGCGCTTTCAGAAATTCAATTCAGCAACAACGCCGCTGCAAAATTCAACCCGTATTTCGAGAGTTGGTCAGTAAAATCCGAGGCGTCGATGAATGCGGAATCCCGCATTAAGCAACTGGAACTTGCCAAGACCGACATCAAGGCCAACGCCCTCCGACTCGCCGCCGAGGGCAATTTTGAAGCCTCTCTTTCCGCTTTCAAGGGTGGGGTGGACAAAGGCGTTTTTACCCAAGAGGACTTCGATAAATTTGGAGCCGACATCCGTGACAACGAAATCCGTGCCACCGAGGCCATGCAGACTGACCGGATCACCGCTGATATGATGACGGACTGGACGGTCGCCAAGCAGCACCTCACCGAATATGTCAAGACCGCCGGGGACGCAAAGGACAATGCCCGCATTGATGGCGAATACGGACAGATGCCGATGAGTAAAGTCCGCCGGTTGATGGCACAAGTCGATCAGCAAGGACGGATCAGCGAGGCGAACAACTACAACATTCTCGCCCAAGCCATCGATTCCAACACCCCGATCCGCGATGCCAACGGGAACGAAATCCTCATCACCGACAAGGACAAACTTGAATCAGCACTGGCGTCTTACAAAGTCACCGGCACAGAGTCCAAGAAACGGTTGGAGCGGTTGATCAGCGATGAGGTGAAATATGATGCCAAGAAAATCGCCGAAGTGAATGCGCGGTTGGCAACCTACGACCCGGCGACTGACAATGACCTCAGCGAATACGCGACCTTGCAGAACGAAATCGCCGCCAATACACCCAAACAGCTTCGCCCGCTTCTCAATGACCGGCTTGCCCAATCGGTCAAAAAATTCAACGCCGATGGGACGCTCAAATCACCAACCGAAAAATGGCAAGGTGACATAATTAACGGAGTCTGGAATCTTGGAAAATCGGGACTCCTCGGCGATCCCGGAACGGAAAAAACATCCTCCGGCCTTTATGGAGAAAAGATCATCGACCTGCCAAAACACAATGCCTACTGGGTAAATGTGCTATCTATTCAAAATGGGTTGCGCGATTGGTTTGCTAAACCGGAGAACAAAGACAAAACCGAGGCTGACGCCATCCAATACCGCGACCAACTTATTGAGCCAAGGCTAAAAGGTAAAGCCCTTGAGTTGTTCAAACAGAAGTCGCCGCCCTCGTTTCTGCCAAGCTCTGGATGGCAAACACGCATGATGGATCGAGTGGATGCCCCAGCCGCGCCTCCATCTCCAACGCTTGAGCGTGAACAAAAAATGCGAGAAAAGGCTCAGTCCACCAAGGCCGAAGGTAAGGTGACCCACTACAACTTCCCTGGCGATCCGTATTCCGACTCCAATTCCCGCAACCGCATCGGCGCGTGGAACAACACCCTCGACGAAAATTCCCTCGCCATCTCGCCCGACATCGAGCGCAAATTCAAAGCCGCTGGGATCGGTAAGGGCGACCCTGTGGAACTCACGCTCGCCGATGGGTCCACCGTGATCCGCAACTGGGACGACCGCACGATGCAGGACGAGCAGGCTATCAAAAAATTTGGCAAGCCCCTCACCGGACGCTTCGACTTCCACAGCCCCGGCGGCAAACAGAAGAACGATGGCATGGCTGTCGTCTCATTCCGCAAAGCCACCAACGCCTAACTTTCCATGACTGATCTCATCGACGACGCAACAGCAGATTTATACCTCACAGAAATAGACAAGGTTACTGGTGATGACCGTCTGAAAATGGCGAATGCTTTAGAAAAATACGCCGATAGCCTTGCTGAAAAAAGACGCCAACAGACCGACGAACACTTTTCCAAACTCTTCACTGACGAAGCCTATTTCGAGCAAGAGAAGGCGGCTAACACTGCCGTGCAGGAATCCATCGACCCCGACCAAACGGCAAAGAGCGCAGCCATTGGCGCATGGCTGGAGCATCACAACGGCAGGCCCATCGACCCCATGTCCTACCAAGTCGAGCGCGATGCCTTTGCGATGGCAAACTACGGGAAGAAAAACCTCGATGACAATCAACTCTTCGATTTCATCCGTGGCGAATACAATACTCAGAAAAAGAAAACCGAGGCCATCAACGACCTCCAAATGCAGGTCGCCGCAAAAGCACTCTCTGACGCGCACCTCGACAGCAATCGTCCATTCTTTGACGGGATTACCAATGAATTCAACCAGTGGAAAGCGAAGTATCCGGAACTGGTAGACGGCAAGAATGACGCCGCCTTCCTCTCCCAAGGCTACAAACTCTACTACGATGTATTTAACGACATCGAATCCGTGCGTGGGAAAGCATCCAAGGCGCTTTCCACGCTCACGGCCTACACCCAAGGCAACGCCACCGACGAGGACATGCAAAGCCTCGCCAACGACTTCGTCGGCGCTCCACCCGAAGACCGCC